CCTCCATCAGAATGATCGCCCGCACCTGTTCGCCATCGACGACGTACTCGGCCCGCTTCGCCACCGTGTATCCACCGCCGAACAGCGTCACGCAGCCGACCGCAGCGCCGATGTAGGCGAGGTTCATGGGTAGCTCCAGATGTTCGGACGCGGATGCGCTGGCTGTTGCAGGTCGTCTAAGTGGATAAAGCGTGAGCTGCCGTGCTGCTTGACGCCGAAACCTGTGAACTCGCCAGACGCCATCGCCAGCGATACGACCATGAATGCCTTGAGCCTTTCTACGCCAAGATCAACCGCACGGCCAGTAGTATGCGGCCCGTTCGGTCCTGTCGAGGACACCGCGCTGTTATGCGCTGGACAACGGTAGCCGCTGTTCACCGGCAGCGGGAAGCCGAACACGTTACGCAGCCGTTGCAGTTTGTCGATGAAGTCGTCGTCGATCAGGTTCTCGCCGCAATGACTGCAAGCAAAGTCCTCTTTCTTGAAGTTAGCCCAAGTCATTTCATCTTGTCCAGCTTTGCCTCGATCCGTTCCAGCCGCTTGATGATGTCGGTCCTAAATTCCTCGCGGCTCTCGGCAAGCCCCTGTACTCGTTCTTCAACTTTCGCCAGTCGATCAAGCGCAGGCTGTCGCTGCTCCAGCATCGTCTCTGTTTTCGCAACCCGCTGATCGAGGGCTTCTAATCTAGTAGCCATCGCAGACCAGGACCAGACCAGTGCAAAAATCATCGCCCCGTCCACTACCAGCGAACCGATGGGAGCCTTGAGACTGGAAAGGTCCATGTCAATCCCCGCCTATCGAAACACCGATCACCAACCCCACCAACGCGCCGGCCACGCAAACCACTGTTACCCGTTGCCACTCGGGCGCGGTACCCCAGCGGTTATTGAGTTTTGCTAAAACAGCTTTCAGCTTGTTCATGTGAATTTCCTGTTACTGAAAAGGTTTCCAAGTAATGCCAAGGTAGACTCGTTCCTGACCGCGATCATTGGCATCTAACAAACTGATGTGCTCGACGCCATAAGTAAACTCTAACTTCTTGTTGACGCGCACCGGCATCTCTAATCGAACGGCCACGAGTTTCCCCGTCCCCACGTCCGTATCGTTAACGGTATAGTGGAAGCCTCCGGCGATCTCAAGGCCAAAGTCGGCGCGGATTGTGAGATTGGATGGATCAAACAGGCAGAGGGCTATCAGGTTGATTAGGCAGTCCATAACATTGCAAGGGTCCATATTCACGCCATGCACGTTACTTTAGATCACTGTGTAAGAGAAATTGATGCCGTACGATCTGTTGTTCGTGATGGCAGCGAAGAAGCTCACGAGTACCTTGGTGGCGTCTATCCCTAAGCCGGAGACTACAATACCAACCTCCTCCGTAGCGTAGGAGGAAGCACTAGAAATCATGTTTCCTCCGGCGTGCTCTACGTTCGTGAACGTGGATGCTATTGGAAGGGTAAGTAAAAACGAAGTGGCTGTAGGAGCCGCAGCCGTCTTTGCAACGTCCAATACACCTGAAACGAACACCTGAGAGCCGATGCGTATATAGCGAAAACTGTTTGTGTCCACGATGCTTGAGGCAACATTGGCATTATTGGTTACGGTCGGAGTGTATGTGCCGGATGTTATCGTATCCGCAGCAACAGTCGTGTTGACTGTAGCAATGGTCTGTCCTTCAAGTGCTGCCTTTCCAGCACTGACCCTAGTGAGCGTTGTATCTGAAGCGTGCCCAATCTCAAATGAGTCGCCCTGCCTAACGAGATTTATCCCCTCAACAGACACTAATCCAGCCGATACACGCGCCAGTGTCGTATCGCTCGCGTGACCCAGTTCAATCGTGGTCGGCGTGATCGCCGCAGGCATCGTGTAGAACTGCGCCAACTGGAACCGCGTGCCGTCGTAGATGATGTCAACCAGTGCGCTACTTGCGATGTCCCCCGCTACCAGCGCCGTCGTGCCGTTCTTGGTGATGGCCTTCGGAGACGCCAACCCGCTGATCTGCACCGTCACCGCAGTGGTATTCGCACCCGACGCAATGAACGTGAACCGCTGACCTGCCGCATAGGCGGTGATCGCCGGCGATGGCGTGAGCGTGATCGCATCAACCGTGCCGCCGACCGTTGCGACATACGTGCCAGTCTGATCCTGTGTGTTGGCGAGACTCGCCGCATCAGTGCGCGCTGTCGCAGCGCCGACGCCGGTCAGCTTGAAGCCAGCCAGCGAGATATTCGCCGTGATCGTGGTCTGACCGTCAGCCGCGAGCGACTGCGTGAGCGCACTCGCCAAGTCGGCTGTCACCGTGTTGAACGCCGCACTCTCGATTAGCGTAGACGACACCGCCGGAGATACGGAGGTTGCAGGTAAGATATAGATTCCTGAACCGTTGCGGGACACTTGAGTCTCCTATTGATCCGAAGCCGACGCGATTCCGCCTATTGCCCCACGAGTCAACGGGTTCATTTGAGCATCCGCCAACGCCTTTGCGATTGCAACGCGCTCATTTGCTGGAACCCTAGTCAGCAAGGCATTGAAGCCCTCTCCAGTTTTCATGGCGTTCTCAAGTTCATTCAGCGTCTTTTTAGACAGTCTGGTTTCAAGGGCCGTAAGGATGCGGTTGGTGACGGCAATCTTGGCGTTGATCCAGTTTGGCAATACCCACTTCCCGAACTTGCTTTCCAAGATTGACTCTAGTCCACCTTGCCCACGGGCCGCGCCTTCTTTAATCATCCGATCCCTTGCTAGTTCTGCCGCCACTTTCTGAATAGGCGCTTCTTGACCAGCCATTGCTTTGCCGAGATCATGCTCGGTGGCAAATATTTTGCGTACCATAGCTGGCTCGTTACCAGCAGCTAGGGACTCAAACGTGTTTGGAGACTTCTCAAACAGGTCAAGCGCCTTCGCGCCAAATGTCCTTTGGTCAATCAGGCGTGCGCCTTGCTCAAACGTGTTGAGATATGCGCGCCACCCGGTTCCGCCAGCCGCCTCAATGGCATCGTCAATGAAGGGCTTTACTTCCGCAAGGAGCGAAGCAGCACGACGGGCTATAACAGACGGTTTCGCACCTTTCATAAGGCGTTCCACCGTGTCGTTCACTACGCTCTTGCGAATCTCGTAAAGAGCCTTCGCATCAATTACTCCGCCACCGCGTTCTGTCCATTCCTCGATCTTTTTCCCTACCGCAGTAAGCACCTTACGATTAATGTCGGACACGCCGCTAGACGGGTCATTCAATTTGCGCGTGATGTTACCGACTACTCGGCCTGTATCTAGTGGAAAGAGACCGTGCGCGGCAAGGTTAGCGGCTTCCAATTCTATTTCCCGCATCCGTCCTGTGAGCTTGTTCAGCGCGTCCTTGGACGTGCCACGCGCTGTTATCGCTTCTGTTTGCGTAGCGCCACCAGCCAATTTACGCAGGTCTGCGATTTGCGCCTGCCGCTGACTGCGGTCAAGGCGGCTGAAATAATTGGTGATGTCGCGTCGCCGCATGAATGCGTCCAGCGCATCTACCAGATCATTCTGCACGCCAGTAACTGATTGTGCCGCAGTCACGCCTTTCGGCGCGGCAGCAGACGCGGCTTTCAGTGCTGGCAAATCGGCACCGGCAACCTCTCTAACGACCGCAGCAGCTTTGTCTTTTGGAGATGCCAAGGTAACTAATTTTGATATTCCAGTGCCAGTTGCTCTCAGAGCTGGCGGCAATGTCACATTCAGAGCAGCACCGATTTTAGCGCCAGTCTCCGCATCGCCACGATCTGACAGCCCGCCAATGGTCCCGCCTGTTGCAGCACCGCCTGCAATGTTTTTGCCGAATGCCTTGACGCCTTCCTTAAATCCATGACCCAAGACCTTCGCATACGGCAATGCCTTGGCCGCACCAATGCCTATTGCCCACGCGCTAGGATCAAGCAATTCGCCGAAAGTGCGAAAGATGCTATCACCGGCTTGATCCGCAGGCCAGATGACATCACCAAGTTGACGAGACTCAGGAGTGATTTTTGGCGTGAGGGCATTCAGTACGCCGCGAGGAATTGAGGTCATGCCAGCCAACAAATCGACGGCTCCTGCGCGTACTGGATGTTCTGCGCGAGCGGATGAGAGCGCCGTGCGGCGCTTCCAGTCCTCGTTGGTATCGTACTCACGAGCGTATTTACGAGACACACGAAACTGTCCGGCTGAGTTCTTTTGGGCGTTCTCTACTGGCACCCATTCGCCGCCAATGAATGCCCTATATTCACCGGCAGCGTTCTTCTGCACACGTTCCGCTGGTTCCCACTGTTCCATTACATGTCCTTCCACTCGCCAGTAGGCACATCAGCTTCTGTGCCAATGTAGTCTTTTCCGACGAATTGGCCGCGACGCTCCTTCATCAGCCTCAGCATCTCAAGTGCTGCAACTTTCTTCGTTTCGTTCGGAATATTCGGGTTTGCAAGTTGGCCCGACGCCTCATGGTAGGACTGCGTATCTTTTTCGGACTGCGGACCCTCAAAACGCGGGACCATCTTGAGCGCAAGATCATAGATCGGAGCCATAGCGCCAACCGCTTTTGCACCTTCGGTCGCATGGCCGACGAAGTTAGCTACCCAATCTACTGCTGCTCCGAAACCGCTGCCGGTTGAGCTGTCAATGAGACCGTCTTTCCCAGTAGCCTTCGTCAACTCCACGATGGCGCGATCCAAGTCTAGAGTAGTCTGCCGTTTGGCAGCGGCTGTTTTCTCGAACGTAGCACTGGGCTTGCCGACGTTTCCAGCATCACTAATGAGTTTGCCTTGACGGTCGAAGAACTTGGTATTGCCAGCCTCATCGGTGACGACGACTGGCTGCACGTTGCTACGAGTCAGTTCTGCAATAGTACGCTGTAGGTCATGTCCCTCATGGACCAGAGCAGCATGCTGTTCTCGTGCCACTGATTTGTCAGCCAACTGCATTTGAATTTCTGCAAACCTCGTTTGCGCCTGCATGAGCCGATCTTCGCGGCGGAACTCACGTTCCTCTGCCTTGTCCTCACGCCGCAAGCCAGACGCATACTTGAGTTGCGCTGCCTGCCGCGTGGCATCCGGCACTGCCGGGTTTCCGAGTAGGTTGAATAGTGCGTCCTCAGGTGCGTCGGTGAGTCCTTCCAGCTTGATCGGCTGTGCGGTGCGCTGGCCGTCAGGCGTCATGCGCGATTGCTGCATGGTCGTCGGCGCGAGCGTGCTTTCCTGCTGGTACTTCGTCATGGCGTCAGAGACCATCTGCTGCCGCTTATTGGCGAGGCCCGTCATGCCGGTTTCGGCTTTCTTGACGCCCTTACCGCCGAGGTACGCCTGTGCGAGTTGGGCTAGTCCCTGCGACCACTGCATCGGCGAGACCATGCGCCCGGCGGGCGTGAACGGCTGGACCGGCTGCTGGCTTTGTTCGAGCATGGCTTCGGCGAGCTTGCGCCGCCGAGCAATCGCCTGTTCTTCGTCAGACAGGCCAGGGATGCCTTCGTAGAGGGACTCGGCCACCTCAACCTCGTCCTAAATATGCACTACCTAAGTCAAACAGCCCGCTCATCATGCCGCCAGCACCAGCCGCCTGCGCGTTGTAGCGATCCATGTCGGCCTGCCACTGCGCCTGTGAGCCTTTGAACAGCGGCGCAGGCGCAGCCTGAGCGCCCGCTTGGAACCCGAGGTTGCCAGCGAACGGGTTGTTGACCTGCGAGCCTGACATCAGCGCCGTGATCTCGTTCAGCGGCGTCTGACGGCCAGTGAGCATTTCTGCGAGGCCCGTGCGCCGACGTTCCGCGTCCAACTGGAAGTCGCGACTGGCCTCCTGTCCGCCAGCGAGTTGTGCCTGTTGCAGAGCATCCGTTCTGATGCGGTCGAAACGGGTCATCTCGCGATCATAGGCTTCGGTTCCGGGCCTGATACCAGCAGCGACCAATTGTGAATTTGCGTTATCTCGTTGTTGTGCAATGTCTGTATCGACGCGGCTCATCATTGAGCCAACAACCTTATCGCGGGTCGCTTGCGAGTCTCCCGGCCCCGCCGGAAGCGTGCTGAAGTCGATGTTCTGTCCGATCACGTCGCCGAGTACGCCAGTGCCGGTAATGCCGATGTCGGCCAGCCCCTGCTTCATCTGCACTTGCCGCTCGTACAGTTCCTGCTGCTCAGGGCTGAACGTCTGCGTGACGGTCGGAATGGTGCCGTCGTAAGTGACCGTCTGCGTACCGTAGGGACTGTTGACCTGCGGGTTGTTCAGTTGGCCAGTGGCTATGGCAGCTTCAAGGTTGGCCTGCCCCTGTGCTTCCGCAGCGCCTTTTATGTCTGGGGTTTTCGGCGGCGAGGGAGTGCACATCGCCTAGTACGCCTGTCGCGGTGCGACCGGCATCATTCCCGGCTGCCGCATCCGTTGTGCCATGAGTGCTTGGACGACCTGCGGGTTGACACCCGGCGGCAAGCCCGGTGCTATGCCAGCAGGCGGTGCTGATGGTCCAGGCGGCAAGCCCGGAGGTTGCGGCAACCCGGTACGCGGTCGAAACGGCCCGCCCTGCGGCGTTCCGCCAAAGGGCCATTTGGGGGTGCCGCCGGACGGGCGCGACGGGTTATTCGGAGGAAACGCACCGAACGGGAGGCGGCTCTGCATCGGAATGCTCCTTGACAGATACAACAGTGAGGTTATGCACTGTAGGCGCAGCCCGTGATTTCGAGTATTGCACCGCTACCGGCTGGAAATCAAGGTGCTCCATCAGGCGTCCGGTTTTGTCGTTTTTTGAACTGATCATCAGTTCGACCGCCCCGCGTCGCCATGCTTCGGTTTCCACGAACTTGATGAATGTAATGGCATTGCGGCCCTTGCGGTATTCTTTCAGTAGAAATAGCGTGTCCTCGGTGGCAATCAACTGCTGCGTGTGCATAGAAGGAGTCAAGTACATGCCGATATTGCCGACCAACTTCTCACCATCGCGGGCCGTGAACAGCACATACCAGCCAATCTGCTCGTACTCCATGTATCGCTCAAGTCGCGGGTCGAACGGCTGACCGTGCCGATAAGCCTCTGTTTCATTCCACTGCGCGAGATACAATTCAACCAGTTCCGGCCACACGTCTATCAGCGGCTCGATGGCGAAGGTGAGCATCACAGTACGCCGCCTGTCTCGTAGAGCATGTCATAACTCATCCACTGAATTATCAGCGAGTGAGTCGTAATCTTGATCTTGCCTGCTGCACAATAACCCTCGTATTCATCAGGAGAGGTCCACTCCTTGACGATTTCCAGGCCAGCAGCCCAATAGCCAACGTCCCATGAATCCACGTCCCAGCTTGCGCCGCTAATGACGCTGTAGGTCGCAGTTCCAGTGATAGGATTGTCCTGAAAATCCACGTCGATGTCGGTCAGGAAGGCGAAGGTGCCGTTGATCGCCATGACCGGGCGGAACATCTTGAACAGCTTTTGTTGATTCTGATTGCCGAAGTAATTGAACGCTGTCTTGCCGTACAGCACGATGTCGCTAGTGCCATCTATAGTTCCGGTCCATGCCTTAACGACGACTGTACTTCTGGTGAAATACAGGTCGCCGTTGAGTATGGCGAAGTCCTCGGCATCCCATTCATTGAACTTGCACCAGGCTTTAGTGATGGTATTCATCACATATTGTTCGTGCTCACCATTCTCTGCTATTGGCACGTTGACGATGAACGCCGACTTGTTTGGGTACAGGATCGCTTTCCAGCCGAAAATGTTGATGTAACTGCGGGCAGCCGTGTTAAAGGCGTTCTCGATCTTGAACGACAGCGCGAGCTTGGAATCTACACTGGCGAACGGTAGCGCAGCAGACATCGGAAACGCGCCGTTCTGAGTCAGTACGATGATGTCGCCGCCATATTTCGTGAGACACCGACGGCCAAGCGGCTTGCCGATGACGTAGGAACCGACTTTAGCCCAAGTGGAAGCCGCTGATGGATTGGTACCACGATAAACGATTACCTCACCCTCACTGGTAACGAATACCGCGTAGTCGTCAATTCCATCTCCGCCGTCCATGGTCCATGCGGCACCTGCCATCAGGAAGCCGCCAGCAGGCGCTTCGGCCGACAGGTCGAATTCAGTGAGTGCACCACCAGCAGCACCGGCAGCCAGATACCAGAACGACAAGCTTGCCTTCTGGATGAATATCAACCTGCCCTTGAACACGAACACGCTGATGATCTCGGTGGTCGTCAAGCCGGTCAGCGCAGGACTGGTAGCACCAGTGACAGCAGTCCATGTCGCGCCGTCGTAATACCCTGGCGCATCGACGCCATTACACGCGATCAGATAGTTGGTAGTGCCATCACCGAAGTTTACCCATTGATGTTTGCCATTGGTTCTGGCGAGTCCTGACGCACCAACTGCACCTGCGCTGGTCACGTTGTAGATGCCGCTCTCAGTGAAGCCGAACATCTTGTTGCTGCCGCTCATCGCGTTGTAGACCGCAAGCGTCTTACCAGTACCTGTCATCCCGGTGGCGTGATTAGCGTACCCGCCGCGACTCTCAACGTAAGAGGTAGTCGGGAACAGGTTTTCGAGAGCGATTGCGTCAGTTGGCTTCATAGCCGCTAACGCATCGCGGGCGTTCCAACCGCCGACGGGGGCAGGAAACGATTTGACAGCCGAAATCTGCTGCCGTCTTGGCGACTTGGATGCGAGCGCCTGCCTCATGTTACGGCACGGTCCAAGAGCCTTGCGGGATGAAAATACCCGGCCTGGGTCCGCGACTCGCTTCGAGATCCATGTTCAATACGCGCTTGCCGCCATCGCGCCCGAGCGCATCCTTGACCTGTGTTTCGTAGATGCGGAAATCCTCGGCGTAGTCCAAGCCTTTCTCGCGCTTCCAGCGCCAGCGCAGACCCATGATGGTGATTTCTTCAGGAAGCAGAATCGTATCCGCGTCTGCGGTGAAGTATTGCTTATAGGTGCTGCCGTTCAGAATCCAGTTCTTGCTGACGTACTCGAAAGCCCAGGTGTGACTGGCTGGCGGAACTGGATTGACCAACAACAGACCGCCACGGATGCGGAACTGGTAGCGCGGGCCGGTACTGACCACGGCCTTGAGCGTTTGCCACTCCTGGTCGTCCACTGGCCCGATGACCGGAATCTTTTCAGTCCGGTCCCACATGGTCTGGTTCTTGATGCGGTCGAAGCCATTGGCGGCGATGGTGGTCATCGCTCCTTGGGACTCAGTGGCGACGGTCGTATGAGTCGCCTCGAAAGTGATGCCCTGCCATGCTCCGCGCTTGGCGAGGTCTGCGCCTTCTTCTTCCAGAAGCGCCTGAATCTGTCGCACCTTCGGATCGGTGCTGCCTGCTACGGTTGTCGGGCTAGGTAGATTGGTACGGCGGCAGAAATATTGGACGGTGGTGAGCATCGTCATGGTCGTGCTCCTAGATCACAGTATCTTCCGCAATTGCCGGAGACCCGCGCATTGCCAACGCTGGCGAGTCATCCATGATGTCGCTGGCGGTGATATCTGCTTCTGGTGCCGGCGGCGTTGACGGTACTGCAACCGGCTGCCCGATAGCTTGCGCTCGCACCTGTTTCATCAGTTCCTCGACCTGTCCGGTCAGTGTGGCGACATTCGCTTTGAGCAGCGAATTCTCACCCTCAATCGCCGCCATCTGGAGCGTCAGCGGTCCCTTGTCGTTCATCTGAGCGAGCCACGAATTCGCCTTCTTCTTGAGATCCACCGCGCCCATGCCAACCCGGCGGATGCCCTCATCGGTGATCCCGGCCAAGTCCTCAACAGTCAGGATATTGCTGTGAATCAGCGTTTCCTGCTGCGCTGGCGAGAGCACTCCCCAGCCCTTGATAGGACTGCCGTGCAATGGAATCTCCTGTCCGGCCAGCCATGCCTTGTAGGCATCCTGGTATTGTGTGAACAAGATCGGCGACATGCGTTCAGACTGTATCTGAACCTTCATCTCAGACAGCCAACTGGTGACCTTCTGCTTGAAGATGTCCTTCGAGTACGGTGCCGTGACGAGCACGTAGTCGATGTCTTTGGCGACGTAGTGTCCATCGCGCAGACTGGCGGCCTTGTCCTCGACCGGCACTCGCTCGAAGCGCACGTAGGCCGGACGTTCCTTGCGGTCCATTACCGAGGCGATTACGTCTGTCATGGTTCACTCCGGTTGACGACGAATAATGAGGTATCTAACGCTTGCCAGTGCCACTGTACTGCATATCCGAGTGACTTGAACAGATCCAACCACCACTGATGCGGCTTGACGGTCAGATGAAGCTGCTGGCCGATCAGCACGCCCAAATCGTCAGGTATTGTGCTGATCTGGAAAAACACGGTCGGCGCTGCAACCATGATGTTGTTCAGGACCGTCTCAACGTCATCAGTAGGAATGTGCTCCATGACATCCGTACAGAAACCGTACCACGCAAACATGGGGATCGGCTTGGTCAAATCGCAGCACAGAAACGGCAGCGTCTTGGCAGCTTCGTCGCGGCAGTTGTCAGCGAAGTCTATCAACATGACCGGATAGCCTCGTTCATGAAGTCGCAAGCCAGCGCGACCCGTGCCGCAACCGAAGTCGATGATAGTTCCACGCGGCTTGACTTGCTCCAGAAACGTGTCAATCACATGCTCGCCTGGTGCCCAAATGCGATATTCGGGATTGTCCCACACGGCCCGATATTTTTCGATCTCGCTCATGGTCTTGGCAAGCTGATCGACTGGCGTGTTGTAGATGTCAGGCAGCAACCCGCTACCGTGAACATGAATCGTGCAACCGAGTTTTTTGAGTACTGCTGCGGTTACCTGGAACTTCTCGGCTTGCAATTTCATGGTCAGCGAACAAGTGTAATTCTTACGGTTAAACGTAACTTCCGCCATCGGATCGCCGTCATTCATCGGTTGCCTGAATGCGTGGGTGGCAGACCCGCTGTTGCTGGAGTCATAACCGTAGCAATGCAGTTCCCGGTAACCCATCGCGTAGGCCAGACAGGTCGTGGTATTGCCGACTGACGCAGCCCCACCGATCATCACATGACGCGGTTGCTGATCCGGCAGCAGTTCGTCGATACCGTCGATTTGCAGGTGCCACAGAATTGGCTTGTAGACAGTGGCAAAGCATTCTGGATGGCACTGGGATGCAATCAGATGCTGTTTTGCGGTACTAATCAAATCAGCCGTTTCCAGCCGCGCATCGATCAACACTTGATAGTCTGGAATGATCCTGTTGTCGGTCAGAAACTTCGCCGACCCGTTCATCGCATAGACAACGGCTCCGAGCAACTGTCGGTCGCGTATCTCATCCAAGTTATCGGCAAGGCTGGGGCCGGAACCGCATAGCAAGGCAATGCCATCGTGAGCAGGCGAGGAATCGAGCCATTCGCAGCCATTGCGCGAATTGACGCGGATATTCTCGTTGATCACCTCATCGCTGGTATTGCAGACGACGAGAATAGGAAGAATCAAAGGAAGTCGTGCACCAGGATTCTGATGCACGACTTTCAGGTTGCTGTACGGCAATTGCACCGTCAACTAGATCAGGTGATTCGTCCCTGCTTCGTAGGACGCTGAATCATCACGCTCACTGTGGTCCTGCCGGCTGTAGCCGATGCGACCGCTGCAACCACTGCGCCCTGGATCTCCTTGCCGGAACCAGTGCCAGCGATCAGGCCAGTGGACAACACCGCCACCGCAGCGCCAGCCGCGAGCGACACCGTGCACTGTTTCTTGCAGACTGCCACACCAGAGACCTGATACCAACCGTACTGCGCTGCCACATTGGCAGACATCGCAATCGCAATCGGCCGTGGGATGTTGCCACCCACTGCCGAAAGCGTGGTCTGGTAAGTGATCGGATCGTAGGTAACCACCGATCCGATTGCCGTGGACGCAACCCCGAGTGCGTAGATGAACTCGGCCTGTCCATAGGTCGGATCAGTACCGACCGCGATGGTTCCGAGCTTATGCTTCGCCGCCGTCTCAGTATTTGCAATGGGCTGAGCACCCGCCGGACTGTGAACTGCATAGGCCATGATGCTCTCCTTTACGGGATGATGACGCCCTGCAACTTACGATTCGAGCAGATGAGATTTCCCATCCACAGAATCGGAGTCACAGAACCATCTTGGTTGATCGGGCGCATATCCTCCATGATTTCCATGTCGGCATCGCGGTGGACTACCAGGCTCAGGTAGTTGGTATTGACGAAGTACATGTGCGTGGTCGGAATGCCGCTGTTTCCGTCGAACAGCACATCGGCGTTCTTGTACTTCAGTGTCACGAAACCGCCATCGGCCTTGGACATATCGCTGTACCGCTTGAGCGACACCTGCGACGACTCGAAGTAGCCGTAGTAGGTGTTGTCGGCAACGATCAGGTCAGGCTGATCATCAGGCCCGCGATCCAGCGTCAGCCAGGTCGGCAGCATCAGGCCGTTTTCGATGGTGGTGGCACTCGGGGTAACGGATAACACTGAAGCATCCGTGACGGTGTTCTGCCAGAACGGCCACACGTTGGCGTCGATGCCGCCGACCGTGTTGGTATTGACATCAGCGATCAGTGCCTGAAGGCCGTTGATCTGGTTGGTCAGCGCACCTGACGAGTACACATCGGTTGAGAAGTTGTTGCTGAAAGTGCGGATCGCGTTCTTGATCCGAGCTTTAGCCAGATTGATGATGCGGGAGTCGCCGGAGTTGATCCGCAGGTCGCGGCCACTGGCGACCACATGAATGGCGATCTGTCGCCACTGATATTCAGCGGCTGAGATCACGTCCGACTGCGAGATGTCCAACTGATCCCAGTCGCTGTACCGCTGATAAGTGCCGTTGGCGGCGTAATCGAGCGGCTCGGCGATGGTCAACCCGCCATCTTCCATGCGGGTGTTACCGCGCTTTTTCATGTACTTGAGCAGCGCGTTGCGGTTGGAGAGGTTGTCCTTGATCTCCTTCCGGTGCTTACGAAACGTGGTTGTTACCAGTTCCGTAAAGGTACTGTTTGCAGAAGCCATTTGTGGCTCTCCTTACAAGTTCCTAGTGGGCGCGTTCCTTGATCTCTTTCAAGGTATCGCGCATGGTATCGTCCCATGTACCCTTCGGTTCTGTAGGAGCCTTACGGGTTTCTCTGCCGCTGATATTCGTGGCAGTTGCTCGCCGCGCAGTCAGAACTTCCTGTTTCGCCTTTTCCTTACGTTTCGCATCGGTTTCTGTCTGAATCCTAGCGAGTTCTTTCTGGCGCGTAACAGGGTTTGCCCAAACCGCCTTCTCGTAAGCATCCTCCAGCTTGTGGCCTTTTCCGATGAACGCTGTAATGTCGTCAGCGACTTCATCGAAGTACGGATGCTTTTCATCACTGGCAAAGGCAGTCACCTCTGCCTCCGTCCGCTGCAAGGCCTCGTTGTACTCAGCCTGCTGGCGAGCGGTCAGGGCCGATTCTATACGATCCTGCCGTTCTTGCAAGTTTCGTACGTTTGGGTCGATTTCAGCGTCCGCAACGCCCTCGACCAACCCGAGGTTCTTGCCAAGTTGCATATAGGCGGCTTGGCGCTGTTCAGGGCTGCCCTGAGTCAGCCGATAGTGGGCATTCATCAGGAACTGAACCGCTTGCGGCTCGTTGATCCCCTGAGCGTCGATAATCGCTTTGTAGGGAGTGAGGACATCCCGCATCTGCTTGCCGAAGCCGTAATGCTCCTTGTACTGATTGAGACCATCAGACATCTGCTTTTCGCGGTGTTCGATCTGCGTTTGCGCTTCTGGCGATAGCTTGCCCCATAACTCATGGGTTTCCTTGGGCCATGAGTTAGGAGCAGCCTTGACGACCGTCGCAGCCTGGTCAGTGCCATCAGGCTTGATCGTTGCTTGGACTGCTGGTGTGACCTTTGTGTCTGTGTCTGTGTCTGGTTCTGACTCATCGTCAACCTCATGTGATGGGTCATCATCACGTTCGATGCCCAGTCCCAAGCCGGTTGCGATCTCTGCGACCCCGGCCTCCATGTCGAAAGCATCGCTATCGACTTCTGTCGTGCTGGTGTCGCCACTGGCGGCAGCAGCGTCTTTGTCATCTACCACTGTTGGGTACCTCTAAACGTACTGGTTCTGCGTTTGCGCCGTCTTTCAGTTCTGCTTCCAGTTTCTCGCGTTTCCTGATCGGCATACGGCTGATCTCGGCTTCTATGGTCGAGTCTACCTGCTTGTCAAGATCTGCTTCACCACGGCTGATGCGGAGTTGGTAATCCTGCTTCATTCCTGGGTCATATTCCATGCAGTTGTTACGCGCTAAGTCATCGCGACGCGCCTGCTCGCTGTTGATCGTTCTACCGTCGATTGGCGACTGGTACGCAATATCGCGTTTGATCATCAGCGTCGGCAGCGACAGGATGCGACGACCCTCTGCGCCGCACTCGCATTGCTGCGGTTGGCGGAAGTGTGCGACCGGCAGAATTCGCTCGAATTCGTGCCCGTTACGGCACTTGAATTCATACGTTAATGGCATGGAATCCCCACTTCTAGTCCATCATCAGCATGAAGTCATCTTCATCAAGAATCTGCCGCTCCCACTCCTGTTCGCGCCACAATCTGATCAGCGCCCTGACCCGCTTGGCATCTCGTTCCAGTGCGCTCCAATCTACCGCCGAAGGCAGTGGAATTGCAACTTTCCGGTCTGCCCTATCGACAAACGGCTTGACCAGTTGCGCGGCCTGTGCTTGAACTTCCTGCGGCACATCGTCGTCCGTCAGTTCGCCATACAGTTCGTTGACGACATCATCCAGAATCTTCCGCAGATGAAGATTTGGCTGATCTTCGAGCCGTTTCCTGCGTCGTTTCCCCTGCCAATAAACCGGATAGCCAGCGCCGCCTTGCAAAATATCTGTCGCTGGCGGGACAACGGCATTCAAATCGGCAATGCCAGTGATCGAAATGGTACCGGCAGCGATTAGCGAACCGATAGCATCAAGGTCAGCAGCCCCGGTAATTGATAGACTGCCAACTGCCGCGATGTCGTTGGCTATCGGGCTGGTGAGGTCCGCGACGCCAGTGATAAAGATGGAGCCTGCCGCCAGCAGTTGCCCGATGGCATCAAGATCGGCTGCTCCAGAGATGGAGAGCGCGCCAGCCGCAACCAGTGCGCCGCTCGCGTCCAAGTCTGCCGCGCCGCTGATCGAAAGTTCGCCCGCTGCGACAAGCGAACCACTAGCATCTAGGTCCGCTACTCCGCTGATCGAAAGAGCACCAGCCGCAATCAGCGAACCAGTCGCATCCAGATCAGCGACGCCAGTAATCGAGATAGAACCAACAGCCGAAATGTCGCTAACTACGGAACTGGTGAGATCCGCAACACCGTTGATAACAACAGATCCGGCAGCGAGCAGTTGTCCAATGGCGTCAAGGTCAGCGACACCGGAAATGGACAATGAGCCAGCCGCAACGAGCGCGCCAGTGGCGTCCAAATCTGCCGCGCCGGTAATCGATAGCGACCCGGCTGCCAGCAAAGTCCCTGTCGCATCCAGGTCTGCCGCACCCGTGATCGAGAGGGCACCCGCCGCCAGGAGTGCGCCAGTAGCGTCAAGGTCGGCAACACCCGTAATCGAGAGCGTGCCGAGCGCGGCAATGTCGTTTCCGGCAACTACTGCTGCCGACGTATCTCTTGGCGAGCCGTGAAACCGCTTGTGTTGCAGCCAGCTAGGCCGACGTGCACCTGTGTTTTCTGGCGGGGGTGGCGTTGGGTCAGCGTACCCAACGGTCGCTTGGCCGATATAACGACCACTCTGGCCGATGACCAGCGTGGCCATTACAGCAACTCTACTGTTGCGCCTTCGACTACGATTTCATTGTTCGCGTTTGCCGTCGATACGGTCCAGCGCACACTCAGCGTGCTATTACCGGCGTCCGAATTAACCGCAGCCGAGCCTCCGATGGATGGCGTCGCTTCTTGTGTAGCTGCCACCGACCACGCATCGCCTATTCCGGTCGTGGGGGCAGTCAGGGCAGTTACGTTGTCAAGGTATGCGAGGAACCCGGTCAGGGCCTGATCGGAATTCCCTTGCGCCACAAGATGAAAATGGAAGTTGAACGGTTTACGATCCGCATCTGCCACGGAAGCAGCAGACGTATCAGCGAACATCGTCGTGGCACCGTACAGGATCGCCAGCGTCTCGGTCGGGGTTCCACTGTTGACGAGCCGGTTTCCCCATATCGCGACACGCAGGATGCGGCCTGCCAGAAACAGGCCATCTGGAATCACCACGCCTGAAGCGGTCTTGTTGAGAATCTCGACCGCCGCCGCTGTGTTGTTCGTAGTCTCGGCTGTAGTGGTCCGATAGATGACTACAGGCAAGCTCGGAAACACCCGCTTGTCGATGATCTTGGTGGTCTCGATGGACGTATCGGTAGCTGGCACATAGACGAACGCGATCACTACATCGTTGGCAGTGCGGACGGGCGGCTTGGCCAAGGCTCCGGGAGTTCCAGCCCTGACCGCGAGCGCACCGGCAGAAGTGACCACGACCAGATCGATGCGCGGGTTAGTACCATCGGCGGTGGTGATCGTCACATCCGCCGCCGCGACGGCGAACATCACACGGTTCGATAACACCGAACCCTTAGCCACGGCTGGCGTCATGTCGGCCCCGCCGGTCACGGTCAAGCCCGACAGCACACAATCTATGCCGGACATTCCGGCTACGAGTATGTCCAGGTCCTCTTGGAACACGATGGACTGAACGTCGTTGTCGCCTTCACTCTGGTCAGGGATTGTGAACATTTAGAACGGCCCCCTGAGCATGGGTTGCTCGGCGAAGTTGGAGAGGCGGGCACCAATGCCGCTAACAATTATTCCAATGCTGCCGCCTTCCCATGCATCAACCTGTCCGTTAGAAATGGGGTTTTCAACGTACATGAGGATGCCGGGTTCGCCGTCCGCAATGGTCGCGTCCGTCGTCGAAAGCCTTTGAGTATCACCAGAACCCTCGTTGGTTCCAATTCGGATCGTCGTGCCTTCGACTTCCGTAGTAAGCGTGTCGCCAGCATTTAGATCAACAGCCCCGCCGCCATTCGCCAAAATGGTCTCGCCAAATGCTGCATCGTGTTCTAGAATGCGGTGATCATTGACGTTTTCATTGGCATCGCCGCCATAGGCCGACTCATCTGTGCCCGACGCCATGCGGACATTGCTGCCGACATAGGTGATGGTACTGACCGGAATCGCCAACTGGAAAGTAATCGTCGAGTAATGATCGGCCGTGAATTCCTCGCCGTTGTTGCGGCGCATTCCATCAACCACAGAAGTTGCCGTGGGCTGAATGTAATCGCTGCCGATCCAGTCAAACGTATTCCAGTCGCCGTCGCCATTGACCCAGCGCGCAGCAAACGGATCAGTGCTGAAATCATCGGTAGCAACACTGTTCCTGTTGTCGCCGTAAGCCATTAGACTGCCAATCCACCGATGATGACCGGCTGTGAAGCAAATTGATCGGCAAATGTCTTGAGGATTTGTCGAAGCGAACTGGTCCCGGACAATCCAAGCACAGCCGGATTGAGGCCGAAGTCCTCGACGATCTCGCGC